CGACCTGTTAAGCAAACATTCAATGACAAAATGCTTAAATATTCTGATATTGCATCTCGGTATGATGCCATAGTGTATGTACTCTCTGTGGGAATTAACAAAGTTGTATCTAACTTGAATCTGCCCCAGTTTGTGGTTCAGTTGCTAACATCTAGATTCCTCGAAATTCAACCACTAGAACGAGAAATATCAATGTTATGTGGATTTGATCCGTTCAAGATGCTGGGCAATGATGATTATAAATTGGCTAAATTGGTGTTTGAAAAGGTCTCTCTGACACCCCTACATAGCAAGCAATATGATATACACGAAATTCAGAGTTTTTCATGTGAGATGACATCTAAGGAGAAGGATGAGGCAACAGCAATTTTGCAACAGGAACTTATGGCAGCTAGTCGTCCTCCCACATGGAGCAGACGAATGCTAGATGATTATCTGCTGGGGTTTACATCAGACAATTCCAAAGTTGATAAAAAGAGGATTTGTAACATTCCAATGGTTATTCCCACAGAGAATGCTCAGCCAATTAAAATAGTAAAGGGGGACGGGCCAAAGTACCTATTGGATCTCTGGGCTCAATCTGCTGTTGTACACAGCACAAGTACATCATTGAGTGAGAAGAGGGAGGATATCATGAGAAATGAAGAGCCAAGTCAAAAACATCTTAAGAAAACGCAATCCATGTTCAGAGCGAAATTGAGTGCAGATCAAGAAAAAGAACTTGCACTACAGGGCATAGGGGGGAAACTATTTGATCAAGATCCAGACAAAATTGCTATAGAAGCATCTTCTAAGAAGAGTTTCTCGCCTGAATCAGATATTAGTGACATAGAGGATTTTTTGAAACTACCTTTACTTGAACCTTTGCAGAATTTGTGGGTTGGGGATACAGTGTCACAAGCAGTTATAACATCAAAACTCTTGTCGACCATGTCCTTACCTCAGGATTCGGTCAAGATATGGGAGCATTGGAATAATACAAAACTTATGACATTTTGTTACTTCATTAGTTACATATTCATGGAATTATCATATAATTATAAACATTGGACTAATAAAGGATTATTCATTCGCAAGGATTTGAAAAATGGGGTTAGTTTGCTGATTTACAATCCTAAGGGACATCTATTTGTCAGTTACTGTATTCCTAAAACCAATGCCGTAATACTAGAAACTGGTAGAATAGGACCTAGATTGTATGACTGCTCTGATTATTGGATTTCTGATTTTTGTTCTTACAATGAACCAACCATTGAGCATTTTATAAAGTGTGGACCATATATAGGTTCATTATTGATTCACCTGCAATCAGCTTGCGAAACTAATCCGATTGTACAAACTACATATTCAGAGCAGTCAGTGAAATCTCTCCTGCTGGTGTATCTAAACAACAAGACGGATATCGAAGAGTTGATCACTTCTCAGAGGTATTTATTCATGAAATTGTTAGAAGATGTGAATCCAAACCCATGGGGTTTCGTTGAACGACTGCCTTCTGTTCTTCGATCACGACTAACTGTTTATTACCTTTGGAGAACAATTAATTTAATGGATAAATACTCTGAGCAAAAGATACTAAAAATACCTTATTATAGTGGGGATATGATTCTCTATGATTATAAGAATATCAGTAGTTTATTTGCCGACATAGAGGTTTCTCTTCCTCAGAAGGTTAATGAATTTTATTATGGTTATGTTGTGTCTAAAGAGAGGGGGCGTGGGGGGAGTAGAATGTTCAAAGTTTTAACCAAGATTTTGGAAAATGAGTACCAGTTTCGGGATGCCGAGGTAGAGGCATTTACATCAAGCATGAAGACACCTAAGTTTTCTTCTCATCGATCTTTGCTGAAGTTTTTTGGCCATTCTTTTAAAGAAATTCTAACTAGCAAGTTAGGACAAAATTATCAAAAAACATTATATAACAACTTCCTGGAGGAAGCAGCTTATTCAAACTTTGGTGTTCTTGCAACCCTTAAAGCTTCCTCTAGAAAACATCCCCAGACATTTAATTTAAATGGGGAACTTGATAATAAGACTGTCTCTCAGATTCATGATATATTGATGAAGTCCAACCCTGAGGAATCAAAAAAACGTCCCAAAATGATAGAATCAATTATCACCCTTGTTGCGGATTTTAAAGCTCAGCACAATAGGGACCCAAAGCATGTAGTTGAATTGCTACCATGGTGTCTATCAAATTTAGTGTCCAAAGGGTACTTTGACAGTGATTGGTTTCCAAAGCCTCAGCATGGAGGAGATAGAGAGATTCATGTCTTGGAGGTGTCAGCAAGAATTGTTCAGTTTTATATTGAGATGTTCTCAAAGGTATTATGTAAATATTTCCCATCTGAAACAACCTGTAACCCTGATACGAAAGATTTTTTTGTTAAAGATCATTACTCAAAGAGCAGATCCTCTCTAGGAACATTCAATGTACACAGCAAGTCAGCTGATGCATCGAAATGGTGTCAGGCTCACCACACATCTCACTTTGCTGCAATGATAGAAGTTGTGGCACCAGAAGAATTGAAACCATTTCTACACACGGCACTGAGTTTGTGGCCCAAAAAGAGATTAAGTTTCCCGTTAGATCTCACCGCGGTTTTAATTCATAATAGAGACATGAAAACAGGGTCGCTTTTCAGTAGGTTTAAAACTGAGCATCAGTTGGGGTCAGGCATTTTCACACAGCGACTTGGAAATAAGATTGAAATACAATCAGGCATGTTTCAGGGAATTCTACATAGAACTAGCTCCTTATACCACACCATGATCCAAGAAGTGTGTAAACGACTAGTGGAGAACTTAATAAATCACCGTTTAATGAAACAGTGTCATGTGTCAATAGTTCAGGGAAGTGATGACTCTGGAATGATGATCTCTTTACAAGGACCATTATCTATTCAAGGAATGAGATTATGTAAGACTCTTTTGTTGTGGAAGGAATATATAGCTGCCCATGTGTCCATTTATACGAATTTATGTAAGACATCATCGGGAACCCATGACTTAATTGAATATAACTCAGAGTGGCATTCAAGACACAAAATTATTAAGCCAACATTTAGATGGGTTAGTG